AGACCAATAGGAAGAAGATTGAGTGGGTCTACTAATATGTTAGCTATAGTAGAGGCAACATAAGAACCCTTCTCACCCAAGCCTTCTCTCTCAGACCAACCTTTCTTCTGTAGGTCTGCGTTCCACATCTGCTCGAAGTCATAGTTCTCTTCCTGTCCCCAGCCACGCTTGAGACCTTCCATTCCACCGACAGCTAATCCTTGCAGAGCGTTAGACGGTCTGTCTATATTCTTGAACGCCTCTGACCAGAAACCCATATCAGTTCCTATATTTATTTAGGTATGGATATTCTGCTAGACCTGAATTTTTAGGTACATTAGTATTAGTTGGTTGGTATTCTCTATTCATAAGTTTCATAAGAACTTCACTGAACAGTCCTTGTCCCTCCCCCGTCCAATCATCACCCTCTGTGTGTGTAAAGAGACCTCTCTTATTAGCTTGTTCAGGTGAGAAGTATGCTCCTGCGATATTAGCACCTATATCATCCCAAGAGAATCCAGTTTCAGAACCTGTAACCCCTAGCCAATCCCCTACTTCTTTACCTAGAGGAAGGAACATACGCTGAAGAGCGTTCATCTCGTTAACTTTGGCATAGTGCTTCAGCAAATCCTTGTCTGCTTTAGGATATGCCTTAACTAATTCTTTATATAAGTCCATCTACTTCGCCTTCTTCAATGCTTCTCGAGCTTCTTTATATAATTTCTTTAGCTCTACTTTCAATCTATCTAGCTCCTTGTCAAACGATTCTGAATCGACTCGTCCTCCCTTCTTGTTACCCATCAGTTTATTTATCTTTTTGTTCAGAGAGTCTATCTTATTCTGATACTTGTAGTTCACACGCATCTTCATCTTCTTCTCGTCATAGGATTTTATCTTGATTCCAATAGTCTGTGCCAAGGCTTCACCCATAGTTCTATCGTCTTTAGTCGGATGTCTCTTACCACTAGATTCATAAGCTTCCCATATATTCCAACCCTGATTCCACATAGGAATAAATTCCTTACCTAATATACTGTCTCTTTTACCACCAAGTCCGGGAATCCTAGCAGCGAGTTCATCTCTCATTGAACCCGAACCAACTCCGGGTTGTGTTTGTGTAGTAAAAGTATCAAATCCTGTGACTGTCTTAAATACACCACCAAGAGCAGCACCTGTAGGTTGTAGAGGTGCAGGAACATAAGGAAGGCTTAGTCCTTGCTCTTTAGTTGTTAGTACATCACCAGCAGGTATCCAACGAGATACATCTAAGTATCGGCTCTTGTCATCTAATCTTTCTGTGGGTAACTTAATCATCGTACTAGCTCCCGGAATTGCTAATACATTGAATCCCATATTTAAGTCATTCAATCTCTTACGCTCAGTCCTAGCTTCTGCGTCATCCGTAGCTAATTGATTAGCACCATTTAATATTAGACCCCACTTAGCTATCTTCCAAGGTCTCTTCAGTAGAGTCTCTGCTATAATTGGAGCTGCTCTGTAAGTATAAGATATGAAAGGCATCATTGATTCACGCATCAGCTGTACCCCCGGTGCGTCAATCTCATAATCCAGCATATACTTACGAGCAAACTGAGCTGCATCTACAGAGGCATCATCTTTATTCATACCCTTTGCTAGATTCTTAGACATCCTATCCTTGAATAGACCTAAACGGAATATACTATCTTCTGCACCATAGAGTTTATCCATAGGAGTTTTACCTGCCCACTTCTTAGAACCTTCCCATACCTTCTCTAATAGTTTAGCATCATTCTGCTCCCCTATCTTCATATACTTCTTCCAAGTATCAATCTCAAAATTAGTAAGCTCTCTCTTCATCATATCAGCATCAAACACACCTAGCTTCTTAGCTAATTTAAAATCTTCACTCTGTATTCTCTTTTCTTTATTAGGTCTAAATGCTCTATAGAAGTCTCTTCCTGCACTTCCAAGATGTTTATATTGAGCATTAACCAAATCAAAGAGCACAAAATTAGACATCACATTATTCATATGAACGACAGGATTCAGAGAAGTTTTGGTCCTCTTCCAATACTGTAGCATCTTATGATGTAGTTTCATCAGACCACCATACTCATCTTGATGATATTTTTTAGCTATGTTTGCCCATTTTAAATCATTAAATACTTCTTCCGGAACCCAATGACCAGCCAAGTTTCCATACTTCCTAACCTTAGTATCGTTCCCACCTATCTTAATAAAATCAGTAGGTACTCGTTTCCAATCATCTGCTACACCAATAGGTCTTTCAAAGGTACTTCCTGTCCCTTTAACAGCAACATCATCACCCATCTTAGCTATATCATCATAGAATTTAAAAGCAGCAACATCATTAGACATAAGTTTTCCTGTCTTAGCTAGAGAAAATGTAGCACTAACTATCTCACCCATATCTGTTCTTTCTTTAGCAGTCCAATCTCTATTCATAATGACTCTACCTTTATCAAGACGCAAGGTTTTCCATCCTTCTGCTTTCTTATCAGCTATGAGTTTAGCCATAGACTTACCCTTACCTAATTTAAAGGTCTCTGTCTTTCCTCTACGCATAAGCTCACTTGCAAAAACACCTAAGTTATCTTCATCTGTAATAATCTGCTTCTTACTTCTCTTCAGTGGGTCTGCATACTGCTCATATGAACGATGTAAGTATTTATTCTTATTAGCTAAGAATGTCTTTTTCTCTAGAAGACCTAAAGATACTAACTCATTACCTAAATCATTTACGACCTTCCTACCTTCCTTACCTAATGCTCTTATATCAGCAGTGAGTATACTATTTTCTTTAGCAGTAAGTTTCTCACCCGTCATAAGCCTATATAAAGCTCTGTCTTCATTTGGTTTTAGCTTAGCATACTTCTCTAATACTTCATTGAAATCACCAGCCCACTTATTTTCTCTATTCCTTCTACTCTTTTTAGCTACCTTGACTGCATCAGGAAGACCGAAGTTATCTATAAAGTATTTACCGAAATTATTATAGCTCTTACCTACTAACCCATAACCAAACTTTTCACCTTCCTTTATATTCGTCCCTACTCTCTTCATACCAGCATAAGTAGGACCAGCTACAGAAGTAATTCCTTTGTTTAATAGGCTTAAATCTTTTGATATTTTGTTTTCATCTATAGCAGTACCTAGATTTTTCCATCCATTTTTCATATTGGGAAGTATAGTTTTATTAAACTTATACATAGCGGGGGATAACACGCCACCACCAGCGATACCGATGAGAGTGTTATTGAGACGGGTCATACCGGATTCTTCATCCGCATACCCTGTAGCACCTATGACACCACCAGAAATCAAACCAGCTCTGGTTGCTTGTGCTAGATTTTTAGCTTTCATACCAACAAAGAACCAACCTACAGGGTCTCCGAATAGACCTGCGGTATAAGCAGCCATAACAGAACCACCATACTGTTCATTCTGAAGGTACATATTAAGTCTGCGTTGGTCTTTAAGCATTTGTTCTTTGTCAGAACCGAGGAGCTGCTTGACTCCTCTCCAAGTATCTTGGAATCCCATACGGGCTGCGAAGGCTAACCTATCAGTGTGGGTTTCTTCTGCATACTCAGGATTATTCTGAGCTAATGTTCCACCAGTGACATAAGATTTTTTAGTGTGTGCTTCTGGTTCATTAGCCAGTCGTATTCTTTCTAATATATCGGACATTACTTAGCCTCATCTTTATATACCTTTTTATACCATTTTCCTTTTTGAAATATATACTCACGAGATTTGATTTGTGCTTCTGTGGGTTTCTTTGGTCCTGCTCTACCCCACTTAACAGGTTCATATGTAAAACTTACGACATCTTTTTTCGTATCCTCTAAAGGTTTAACACTCTTACCCATTTGTTCTTCTACCAATTCAGCTAATTCTACATCACCTGTCTGTTGTGCTTTAGTTAAGAGCTGACCGTTAGTTAGAGTATTGGATTCACCATCTATTTCTGCCGGTACTTCATCTAAAGTTTTTGCTGTTACTTGGAATGTCTCTGCAAGTTTTGTTTTGTTTATCTCAAAGACTTGCACTTCACCTTTAGTTTGTTCTAGATTATTCTCATCTTCAACTTGAACGACCACAGCTACAGTATCACCACTGGTTGTAGTATTATTATGTTCAGCCATAAGTTTATTATTGTATCCTGCTCGTGTACCACCTTGACCTTTTTCAATAATAGCTAAACCTTCTTCACCTGTAATATTTTCTCTAGCCCAAGTTAAGAACTCTGGAAAACCTTCTTTCCAATTACCCTCTCCATATTTATCGACTACATAATACCTCTGTTTATATTGGTCAAATATATTATCATAGACTCTAGATTCATCCGCAGTTAATCCATATTCTTGTGCTTCTACTTCTGCAAGACCAAGAGTTATACCATCCTTACCTTTAACAACTTCATAATCATTAATATCAGGATTAAACTTAACTAAATAATCATCACCATCTTTTGTCATCATCATATACTCACCAGCAGCAGGAAGTGCTACTTTCGCTTCATCGAGTTTAGTCTGTAGTTCTATTTGTTTTGTCTGTGCTTTTAGATTAGCATTTCTAATACTATTATTATAAGTATAGTTCTCATTCTCAAAAATTATATTATCAGTAGTAGCTAACTTATATGCTCTGTCAACATAGTTATTAAGTTTAGCCTCAGTATGTTCAGCTAACCACTGCTCATCTTTAATATTTTCTCTAATCTTATCAAAAGCAAACATATTTGCTTGTAGTTTTTGAGTCAATTCAGATACGCTTATATCTCTATCTCTAAATGCGTTTTGAATTTCAGCTTGAGCCATCTCAAAATCATCCATAGCGTTCTGCTGAGTCTGTGTATTAGTAGCTATATCTAGATAAGCCTTGTCTTGGAACTTAGCGTGTTCAAACTTACCCCAATCTAGTTCAAGATATGCTTCTTGTACCATTATATCAGATGTAGTTTTCAACCCAGCTCTCTCTTCTGCTGCCTCTTGAACATCAACTTGTCTTTCAAGTAGGTCTGTCTTCTTAACATCTAAAGCATAAGTTCTATTCTGAACTTCTATCTCCCTAGCTCTCTTCATAAACTTCTCAGCTTCGCCCGGAAGACCTTGTTGTAGTAATTTTTGTGCTATGGCTCTTAAATTCCTAGGGTCGTTTCTATCTAAACCACCCGTATCTTTTAATATGCTAGTAATTGTCTCTGCTTTCCTTTGTGCAGGAGTCTTCCATCCAGCCATACGAGCTAGACCTTGAGCGAACAGACCTCCACCTAAAGCATTAGCGTGAGCTCCAACCATACCCGGACCAACCGAGGCTGCTTGAAAAGCATTATCTCTAATAGTTTTGTTCTCAGCAGTTGCTGCATCGTGTACACTACTAAACAATAAATCCTGTTCTGCCATAATATATTCCTATTTTAATCCACTTAACAAACTCATAATACTAGAACCAAAACCTGCTGCTCCTGTAGGTGTAGCACCAGCTTTAGGTGCTCCATACTGTGTATTTACACCACCACCGTATTGACTAGCACCACCCATAAGACCACTCCAGAATCCAGCTTGAGTATCTGCCAGTGCCATAGATGCTAATGAAGCTCCCGCAGCATTAACACCAGTATGTGATTGTGAACCTATAAGTCGAGCCAATTCACCTTGTTGCATTAACATTCTCGGTGCATCAATAGCAGCATTACCGAAAGCCAATGATTCAGCAGACAAGAGATTCCTCTCGCCCATAGCCATATTCCTAGCTTGAAGTGCTTCTTGCATCCTACGCTGATTAACCTGTTCACCTAAAGATAAGTTTCTATAATATTGTTGAGTTCCTCCGAGACCTTGTGAGAAAGCCAACTCATCTGCTTGTTGTTGATTCCTTCTATCTCTCTCAGCACTAGCAGCATCAAACATACCTATCTGCTTGATAGTTCTTTCGTCCATATCATAAGCACCTAGTTCCTCACCAGCCCTCTGCTCTGCTCTAAACCAACTCTCTCTTAATGCTTTGGTTTCATCATCTAGCTCCATAAGCATCTCTTCTTCATCTTCGTCCCAAGTGACCATTCCCGCAGGTCCTGTGACATCTTTAGGAAGAGACCTCTTATATGCTTCATCCATCATAGCTTTATTTCTTTGCCAGTTTGCTTCGTAGATACCCTTCAGAGCTTTCCTACCTCTATTGGCTAATGCTCCTTGTAGCAAACCACCTAAATCGAAACCACCACCTCCAGCACCTCCGGGCATATTCTCACTCGCTCTTGTTCTACCTCCTGAAGTAGACTGACCTGCTGCACCAGAAGTATATTGACTTGGTGCTTGGTATGCTGTTGATGATTGATATACTGACATTTCTCTATCTCCTTGTTATGCTGTGCGTTTCCAAAAATATACTACTATGTAGGGTTGTACTATGTCGTGGGTATGTGCTGCACCACTACCTATTGAACTGGTTGTTTTTGTAGTTGTACCTGCAAGAACACTTGTTCCACCATAGGCAGGGTTTCCAGGTCCAGCTATAAATGTACCACCACTAGCAACACCAGCTACAGTATGTGTATGTGCTGGTGTTTCAGAAGCTGTTAATGTATGAGCATCTGTTTTAGCACCGCCTGTTTCTTCTGAAGTATCAAAGTCTGTATCACCAGAATCCAAACCTACCAATACCTTACCTGCTCCAAAGGCTGCCCAAGTCGTTCCACCTATTGCTGCAACAACTGCTGCTGAATCAGCATAAGCTACAGTTGTAGTGAATATCGAACCTACTGGATAAGCTGCTGCATTAAGAGCATCTGCTGCTGTCTTTACAAAAGCTGTAGTTGCTATCTGGGTTGTATTCGTTCCTTCTGCTGCTGTTGGTGCTAATGGTGTACCTGTCAGAGTTTCTGAGGCTATATCCGCCTTTGAATTAACTGCTGTTCGTATTGCAGTAAACTCAGAATTGAAGTCATCACCACTGATTACTTTCCCAGCATCACTATCCGATAGTGCATCCTTGCCAGACCAGCTTACTGCTAAAGTATAATCGCTCATCGTATTTTCCCTTCCTTATGTAATAATGTTAAGTCTTGAATCGAGGCATCATAGCCATTTGATTCTATAGCCATACTAAGTTTCAAGTGCTTGGCACTTCCTGTCAATGGAGTCTTATACTCCTGTAATCCGTATATCGGTGTATATAGAGACGAAGTTGGATGTACTGTCGCATCGTGTGTATGTGAAACTGTTGTCGCTCCATACAAAGAACTAGATGCACCCCATAGTGCTGTAGAACCTGTAGTCGCAGGTCTTAGTTCAATAGATGTTATACTCGATGGAGTTACACCAAAATCTTTATACCATTTCAAATAAAGTATCGCACCAGAACCACCCTCTAATACTAATATCAATCTCTTTAGTAATGCTGAAGACATACTCTGTCCTAAAGCAATCCATATAGAGGCTATATCGCTTGTAAAAGCAGCATTAGTATAAGATACTCCAGAGTCCCAAGCCAAATCTACATCGTGATAACCTTCATATCCAGCAATACTTCCATCCTTCTGTCCTACCAATAGACCACTATATAATTCTGTATAAGCCATACTAGCAGGCTCTCTATCCAAATCAAAAGTCCAAGTTGTTATTCTAGGAACTTTATTTGGAGTGAAATGTTTGAAGTCAAAGACATAATTTATACCTTTATCAGTAAAGGACAGAATATAAATACCTTCATTCTCTACATATACACTTCTAACTTTAGTTAAATCACTTGCCCCAATATTTCTGATTAATGTATCTTTAATATTCTGAGAGATATCCATTAGAGGAACTTTATCTTTCTCTGTAGTACGAGCTAAAGACCTAATACCAGTAGCAGATAAGAATACTAAATCATCACCTATGTTCTGTACTGAATCTCTAGCTACACAACCGACTCCTCTGATAACTTCATTAAGTTTTATACTACCAATGACATCAGGACTCTCATAGAGTGCTATATTATTTTTACCAAATACTGCTAACATACCATAAAAAGGTGCTATAGCTACAATCTCATCGTTATCCCATACCTTCTTTAAATCTATAGAACCACCACCACCAAGAACAGTATAATCATCACCATCCAATAAAGAAGAATAATGTAAGACATCCTTCTCTTCTTCTACTCCTCCTGCCCATATACGACCATAGTAACCTGTCGCACAACTAGGTTTAAATGCACCTGCTGTAACTGTAGGAGGCATAGTGGATGTTGTAATTACTGCATCATCCAAATGAGCAGCCTCAGTTGTACTATCTACTCCTCTAACACAAGGGTCAAATGTTGTAGGTGTTTTTCCAGTATAAGATATTATTTCTTCATCAATAATAATTTTTCCAGCACTAGGAAAACTAGTTGTATCATCTACTGTAATAGTTGTTAAAGTAGGATTAGTTTTTATTTCTTCTACCTCTCCACCACTTCCAGATAAAACTTCTGCGACAAGACCAGTTCCAGTACCTAAAACATCATTAGCAGTAAAAATTTCATCTACTGCTGGACTACCATCAGCACCAGAAGCAGTAAGAGAACTAGCTGAATCTCCTAAATTAATAATTTTATACCTATTACCTTCTATCATCTTATTGAGAGCTATCGACTCACCTATAGCAGCACTACCTGCAATAGATGCAGTAAAAATATCATTTACAATATGTCCAGTATAGCCAACATCAACTAAATCCCAAGCTGTAGCTCCTAGAGTTGTAATTTTATAGGTCTTAGTTGCAGCGAGAGTAGTTAAATCAGTTATTGTGCTACCATTAGCAATATTTATTGCGTCAGTATGGTAGCTAGTAGACCATTTTTGTAAACTAGCAGCAGAACCATCATATCTCTGAGGTATGATTCCCTCGTGAAAACAATGTAGTCTATCATTGAAGTTTACAAACTGCCAATCACCTGTTGAGTTCGCTACAGTATGTTTAACATCAATATTAGTTGTTGGAAATGCAGCATTAGGTGAAGTAAAATCCATTCTATATATAGATGTACCGTGACTAGCAAATATTTTATTAACACTCGGACTCTCTGCTTGGTCGTGATGTTCTACTAGAGAACCTATCGCTGTACCTGAAGGAACTACTTTCTGTTTAAAACCTTTCCTGAAAGATATCCTTCCAGATTCTCTCAATACAATATTATTAGCAGTAGTCAACCAAGACGGGTCTAAAGATGACGGATTGCTCTGAGTATTCAGTCCATTGACACCAAAATTAGGTAGAGGTTGATATGATAATTCTTTAGCCATTAGGTTATAAACCAATCCAATTCATATTTAGCATTACCACCATCAATCATAATCGCTTGATTGAGTGAATTTGTGGCTTCCTGAGCAGCAATAGATGACTGTGTTCCACCATCTTCACCACGCTCTGCGATAGCTCTAGCCCAAGCTCCTAATACGACAGGCTTATTTGGTATCTTTATGACCGTAGAAGCCTCAGTTAATTCATCTTGATACTTCACTATATCAAATGATATCGTCTGAGCTGCTGTAGGTATAGGTGATAAATCCACCTTTAAGTTATTAGAAGCGTCTGCACCATTGAATCCGTAGTAAGTAGGCTCACCTGTTGGGTCAGTAGGATACATAATACTATTTAAATAACTACGATTCACTTGAGATAATTGATAGCCAGTAGAATTATTCACTACATCCAATACTTTAAACTCCTGACCAGAACTCAGATTATAATTTTTAGTTGCAGCTACAGTAGATATATTGACAGTCTCTCTCAATACCAACCAATCGTGGTAAGACTCTACACTTCTTTTAGTATCGTTCACTAAAGAACCTATGACCTTCTGGTAATCTGAAACTGTACTCGAATCATTTATATCACCTGACCAATCAGCAGATATAGTATCTTCTCTAAGTCTTATTAGAACTTCATTGATTAATCCTCTAAATGTCATTTACTTCCCCTTTGCAAGTTGAGCTCCAAAGTAGAACTCTATAATCATTGTTGCCCACCGGAAAATTTCATCCATCTTGAGCAAGCCTTCTACAGTCGCATATTCTATAGTATCCGGTGTCAGTTGAAATCCTAGAATACTAGCACCTTTTATTACTGTTGGTATTACAGTTGGAACATCAAAATATACTGGTCCTACTTGAGTGAATATAACTAAACCTAAGATGACAAATATAATTACTCTTCTATTCATAGCAGCCAT